GCGTATTATAATGAGGAAAAAGCTCAAAAAGGAGGGCCGACCACATGGCACAGGAATATCTGCCCGCACCATCCAACGTCCGTCTTGCGGACTTGATGAAAGAGCACAACATAAGCCAACCGGAGCTTGCCAAGGAAATCGGCTGCTCCAAGAGTACCATCAGCCGCTTTATCAGCGGTGCAAAGGGAACCCTGACCCATGAGCAGGTGCTGAGGATTGCAAGGCTGTTCAACGTGTCCACGGATTTTCTGCTGGGAGAAACCAACATCCCCGACCGCAAGAACTACGACATTGCTGAACTTGGCTTGTCCGTAGAAGCCGCAAAGAACCTCTACACAGGGCGCGTCAATGCAGAGGTAGTCAACCTGCTGCTGGAAAACGCCCGCTTTGCAGAGCTTACTTACCGCATATCGCAGTATTTTGATGACACCTTTGCGTCCGGCATCGCAGCACAGAATGCCATGCTCACGACATTGAGCACCCTGCTGCGCACAAAGGTCAAGACCCCGGAAGCAGCCAAAGCCGCAAAGGACATCAGCCTTCGGAGAAAGCCAGTGTATCAAGGCGACCTTGATGACATTGAAATGTACTTCATGGCGGCGGTCAAGGAAATCAAAAAGGGTATCGGGAGCCATTACGCCGAACAGGAAGCCATGAGCAAGAAAGTGGCCGAGAAGATGTTCAATGAACTGACCAAGGGGCAGGATGTGCAGCACCCAACGATCACGGCAGAGCAGTTGACAGATGCAATGTTGGACAGCGTTTCGGGTATGGAAGGAGCCACGCCGGAAGCACTGGAACAGCTGCGGAACAGTCTGCCGCAGAGCAGGAAAACGCCCATGAAGCAGACGAATGAACGGCTTTGTGCGCTGGCACAGAAAGGCGATGCCGCAGCACTGGACAGCCTGATCGACAACAACAAGTCCTTTATTGGCAAGGTGGCAAATGACCTTTTCCGCAGCATGAATCTGGCACAGTCCGGCCTGAACCTTGACACGGACGATTTGAAACAGGCGGGCAATCTGGGCTTGTGGAAGACCGTGCCGAAGTTCGATGCAGCGCGTGGCATGAAGTTCCTGACCTACGCGGCTCCGGCCATCCGCAACGCCATGATGGATATGGTTCGGGATGCCTTTGCCGCTTTTGAGCAGCGGATGGTGACAGAGGACAAGGATGGTATCTGTTACCAGCGCGTTTCGCTGGATGATGTTCTGCCGGGAGAGGAACAACTGCAGCGCATCGAAGCCATAGCCGACCCCTACGCCATGCAGCCGCAGAGCATTATGGAGGATCAGGAATCGCGCCGGGAACTGTACGATGGCCTGAAACGGTTGACCCAACGGGAGCAGACCTATCTGCTGTACCGCTATGGCTTTACTGATGGCAAGGAACATCCTTTGATTGGTACGGCGATATATTTCCACCTGACAAAAGGCCGCGCCCAAAAGACCGAGGAACAGGCTATGGATAACCTGTGGCTGGAATTGCCGTGGTGGTTTATCTGAGTGAAAAGAAAAATCGTGATTGTGCTACAAGTTTTCTGGAAATTTATGTGCAGCTATACGATTTTGAGGAATTTTGTAGACGGATGAAACAAAATAGGATTAAATCTAAGTATCTAAGGAACGTTGATTTCACGAAGCTGCTGATTACCGACTGTAGGATTTGAGGAGGATGCCGTTTTATGAAAATTACACGAGATAAAATGTTTTTTTCAAAAGATCTTATTCATACACTGGCATATGTCGGAATGTTCGTGGCGGCAATTATATCGGTTGGAGCGTGTAAGTCTGGTATTTGGGTGGCTGCGATATTAGCATGGATTGTAGCAGGTATAATTATCGGATTGGCGATTATTTCCGACTATAAAAAGGCAGAACTTTTGAAAAATGGAACAAGAATCATCGGAAAGGTTACAGCAACAAAACGAGTACATATAAAATTTCATATGAGTACCTACCACCTTGCCGATGAAGATGTAATCTATCCATATGTGGTACATTATCAGTATAAAGTTAAAGGTGAAACCTATAATGGAAAGTCGCAGTGGTTTTGGTTCAATCCATGTATTCCGAAAGGGGCACCAATAAAAATTCTAGTAGACCCAAAGAATCCGGCCCGAAGTACAGTTCTCAAACCAGAAAGCTAAAGATGGCTTTCAATCGAGGTAAAACAAAAAGTTTATCCTTATAGCGTGTTTATTTAAAAGAAGATTGCGATTGTGCTACAAATTTTCAGGAAGTTTATGTGCATCTATACGATTTTGAAAAATTTTGTGGACAAACGAAATAAATCAGGCTTAAATTTCGTTATCTAAACAAAAAAGCAAGGCGGGAAGGTTTGATGATTTGTAAAAAATGAGGGCATAAAAATAAAGTAGGCGTTTGATATTTCCAGCAATGTGGGCAGTAGTGAAAGAAGGTATAGAAAATGAAGAAAACTTTATATACATTTTTGGTTTGGAATTTTCTGTTGTTTGTAGCTGGTTTAAGTGATATTGTTTTTTATAGAAATCTTACATCGGTAGAAGGTATGACAATAAGCTGGACCCAGCCAGCGCTTGTAAGTATTACTTCATTTTTAATATTGCTTTCAATATATTATGGGATGCACCAGCTCCTTTTCGGGAAAAATTTTTATTTGAAACTGGAAATCAAGCAGGAAGACATAGATAAATTGCGAAATTCAATTTATGATTTTCTGAAAAAAGGCGAAATTGACCCCGAAAAATTGCAGAAACACTTGAAGTGTTTGATAATTGCTGAAGTTGTTTTGTGGGGTGGATTCATCGTTTACTTATTTATATCAAAGGGCTACTAATTTTCAATTCTAATAATGGGGTAAAGTGGTACGAATGAAAAAGATACAGAACTTTTTCTCGACGATTTTGCAAAAGCTGTGGAAAAGTTCGATAACTATCGTTTAGCATTAAAAACTACGGAAGCTTTACGCTGAAAGCTGTAACTTTAAGCAGACCGGAAAGCTTATAATGAGGGTAGAACAGAAATATGACCAACGAAGATACCACTGATTTTGACGAGCACTTCGCTAAAATTTCGTCCTATATTGTGGACACATTGCACGGCGTTCCACTTGAGATGACCGAGGATGAAAAAGAACAATTTCGCATACAGGTTATTTCAAATCAGTATGCAGAACGGTTGCTAAGTGAAGCCGAAAAGACAGAAACGTATAGAGGTTTATCAAAAATTGATATTCTCCATACAGTTTCTATCCCTCAACTGGCTAGAACAATCCCACTTAAAGGTTTGAATCTCAGTTTAGAAAAATACAGAATGCCGGATGGTGTAATAATAGAGGTTGAGAGTTCGTCACATTATTTGGGGTCATTTAGTGAGAAAAATGATTCTTCCACAAATTGGATAGAAAAGATCATGGAGGGTGTCGGTATTCACTAGATGGATTCTCAAGAAGCATAAACAGCCCGCTATTTGCAGAGAATTCTGGAAGAAAATTGAAGAAAGCATCCTTCCGGCAAGAGCACCCCGGACGTTTGTGAACTCTCACAACAGAGATCAAGAACCAATCCCTGCTTTGCGCTTACACCGTTTTGGTGACATTTTTTCTCCGTCTTGCTACAATATTGTGGATTTTTTCTATTTGTGCTTTGCTATTATCAACATCTAAAATGGAAACCGTGATGGAGGTGATTCCAATGCAGATAATTTCCTTGAAAACAAATTGAATGCTTTGGCAAACGGTGGCCAGTTCTCCATTTCCTACGACATCACGATTCCGTAATAAAAGCATTAGATAATGGGTATAAAAGCCACGATTCTTTAGAGTCGAAAGAAAAGAATCGTGGCTTTGTACGTTTGAATTATGGAGCAAGCCAAATGAATAAGAAATTGGAATTTTTTAGCAGTATGGCGGTTGCCTTTATAGTTTTGATATTGGTCTTTCTTTGCATTCGTTTTTCAGGTCAGGGAAAATTTGCTACACATGGAGGAACCAATCCGTCTGATGTAAAATGTATTTATACTTCAGTTTGGCCGGATAATGAATACACTAGGCTTATTTGTGAGCCGGAAAGTGGAACGATAGAATATATATTGGATGGTTCTAATGCTGGGTATTATGCAATCTTTTATAATAATATCTCTGAAGAAGAAATACAAAAATATATTGACCAATTGAAAACCTTAGGATACGCTGAAGAGGCATCGGCTTCAGAAAGCGTTTCGACAGGCGTTTTGCTAAGAAAAGATGAAACATGGATAAGCATTGCATACTCAGAGGGAGGATTTGGAATCCGGATTTCAGTAGAAAAATCCTGAATAAAAGAGATGCTGGGGAATCCCGGTTATCCCTATGATGCAGTGGAAAGAAAATGGATTGCTCAATATTGGAGGCTCCAACCACAGCTTCTTTGTTGAAATGTTAATCAGTTAGATACCGCCAGACGGTTTATTTAGAACGAGGTTAAGTTGGAACAGCCGATGCCACACTCGGAACAAACAATAGCGGAGGCCGTACAAGATATGTGCTAGTATGGGAGAAAGATGGCATATCACATACGATCATTGGAAAGATACCGCGTGAAGAGATTCTAAAAATTGCAGAGAGCATTTCCTAACTGGCTGAATTTTTGCCCACACGCTTGTAATTATTTACAAATGTGTGGACACTTTTTCGTTGAAGCGTCCAAAGCTGACAAGATTTTGAACTTTTTTCAAAAAAGCTGTCACAAACGCAGTGTGAGCAACGTTGACTAAGCAAAAGCTCCTGGGGGAGTGTACAAAATGGAGGTTATTCATTAATCAAAATGACGAAAGAAGAAATCATTTCCATGCTATCAAAGGAATTGAACCGTGAATGGACGAATGGAGTCACATGTTTGATGGTGGAAAATTCCGATAGCTATATTCCAGTAATAGTTCATCACAATAAAAATGAACTTATTGTTGAAGTAGGAGAACAAGACAAGAAGATTTACCGCATCGGACGAAATGAGCTAAATAAAACATCTTAGTCATCACCAAAAAAATCATTGAAATCAGTCACAATTTGACGCATAGAATATGAATTCAAACTTGATATGAGGTGATTCCAATGCAGAAAAAATAGAACACATATTTCGAAAATATTGCTACCATCAAACTGTCAAAGAATACAAGTCAAACGGTTCTTTGATTCGTTCTAAAACGGATTACTATCAGGCTATTGGTGGTTAAGTCACTCCGTTTGTAAGGAAAGGGTTGAAAATGGATTTTCTTAAACAAAAAGGGCCATTAGCAAGAGAATTCTGCAACACGTTGATTTACATTATTTCGTTAGTGTCATTAAAGCCTTCAAGCCTTCAGAGGGTGTTGACAGAACTTCAATGGAATGGGATGTGGTTCTTTTCTCTGGCATTTTTCGCTGTCATCTTTATGGAAATGCTGTCCGATTTTTTGCTGGTTACAGATCGCTGCACTGCATGGAAAGCATTAAATGGAAATGTCAGCGAAGCCGAATTTCACAATCTTCAGCAGATTGTCCTATGCGAAAATCAGAAAGTTTCCATTGAGAAGAAACTTGCAAGTACGATACTACTGGTTCTGATGATATGTGCAACTGCTGCATTTGTGTGGTTTACCTTTTTGGTATAAGGTTTTGTTATGAAAGAGATAATTATTATACCACATATTGGAATTGGACAATTAAAATTAGGTATGGCACCAGATGAGCTAGAAAAAACTCTTCTGCAAATGAAGAGACAATGGTCGAATTCTTCTAATGAAGCAATGCAAATGGAACGTTGTGCGGAAACCGATGACCCTAATTTGATAACCGGACGATATATGGATAATGATTCGTTCTTTCTAGTGCAGTATCGGAACGGAAAAGCTACTGAAATCGGCATCCAGAGAGATCTGTCTAAAGTTGCGTCAATAAAACTGTTCGGAATGGACATGTTTAATACAACCGCCGAGTGTATTATTGATAGCTTAATGAAAAAGGACAAAGTTATTTGCAACGAAAAGGACTTGCAACTTGGGACGGAATATATTTTTCCCAAAAGTGGAGTCCGACTCTGGAGAGAGCGAGCATTTCATCCCAAATTGTTGAAAGACCCGTTATACATGGAAGAAATGCAGGCGGTATTAGAAGACGAATACCAGTATCAGTATTTTCAGATGGTCACCATAATAGATTGAACTACTAACTAGGAGCCCTCTATTTGTAACGACTGCAAGTAGAGGGCTGTTGATCTGTTTGGAATATTTCAATTAAAGGTCAATCTTCCAGTCTGCCATGGTCGCAGCCAAGTGAAAGGTAGTGTTCAATCTCACCACTCAGCACAAGCTGGGCGTACTCCAATGGCTTATTGTAGAGCAGCCAGTCCAGTTCTGCCCGCTGTGCCGGGGTGTTGCCGTACTCGTCCTCAATGGCAATGCAGTCGATGGCAACAGCAGAGCCGTCCGCAAACTGGGCTTCCACCCGGTTGGTGTCCATATTGTAATGGCAAGAAAGCAGTTTGTTCATAGTCGTGTCCTCCATGACTTGATTTTGATGTTCGGCCACTCAAACCAATGCCGTCAAGCCGGTGGGGGATAGAGCGATTTTATTTGTCGGGGAGTAAGTGCACGGTTTCTGCACGGATTTTGCACGGTTTCAAAACGTGCAGAAGGTGCTTTTCGTTACAAAATCCGACAAAGGGTGCAGAAATTACTGGGTGAAAAATCACGTTGTCTTGATTAAAAATAACGATGACTCGAAACTTCCATAAATTGAGACGAACCGGCGGCTTGCTCTCTTAATCAGTGGGCCCAGGGTTCGAGTCCCTGGAGGTGCACCAGAAAAGCCACACAGTAGCGTTGAAAAACGTGCTGTGTGGCTTCTTTTTTTGTATCAGATGGCGAGCTTGACTACTTTTTGACTACTTTTCACGGAGTTCTCAGATTTGCCGGAAAGATACTCGTTGAGTTTATCGGCAACATGGAGTGAATCCTCTTGTTCCAGATGAGTATAAATATCGGCGGTGACCTGAATGCTGCTGTGTCCCATTAGTTTTTGTGCCGTGCGTAAGTCTACCCTTGCACGATAAAGTGTCGTTGCGTAGGTATGCCGCAGCATGTGGGGATGCAGAGGAAAAGGCACAAGGGAAACAACGTGAGAATTCCACATTCGAGTGAATGCGGAGCGGGTCATATCCCCGCCATTGGAGGCAGGGACAATATATCGGCTCAAGTGTGGTGTATCAAGCAAGATGGCTCTGAGCTTGTCCGGGATAGGAATGACCCTGTGCGCAGCTTTTGTTTTGAGATCATCTACGGGATCTTGCTGATTGTTCAGAAAGGTCATAGCACGCCGGACGGTCAGAGAGTTGCTTTGAATGTCCGACCATTGCAACCCAAGCGCTTCTTCCTTGCGAAGCCCGCAGTACAGACAGAGGGCGCAGAATACGCGGGCGCGTGGTTCTACGACTACACTCATCAGAATATCGACCTCATCGGGAAGCAGAGCCTTTTTCTTTTCCGCTTTAGCGTGAGGGGTGATTTTGATACCCTCAGTAGGATTATCAATAATCAGATGATTCAAACGTGCTTCCTCAAAAAGCTGGCGCATAGTCAGAAGAACTTTACGCTGCAGGCTTTCCGATCTGGATGCAACGCTGGCCATAACCTGTCGGATGTGAACTGGTTTTACGTTTCGGAGTTCCATGTATCCGATCTGTTCCATGATGTGGAGATTATAGCTATCCCGGTACATTTTGATGGTAGCGGCCCGTAAATCGGATTTATAGTTTTTCAACCAAATTTTTGCCCACTCGCCCACCAATGTGTGATCTCCAACTTCAAGCCCGGCGGTATCTTGGTTCATTAGTGCATTTGCAGCGGCATTGACTTCAGCAATCGTTTTGCCGTATACAAATTTCTGTTTTCCGTTGGACAATGTCACCTTGCGTTGATAGCGGCCATCTTTTCTTTTTTTGAGTCTTGCCATAATAAAATAACCTCCTTTGGGTACACTTTGACAAGCCTACCCAAAAGAGGTATAATCACAGTGTCGGTTGTGACTGCTCTTTTTGAGTAAGCCAATCTATTTGAACGCTCTCGGTGTTGGTAGCACCGGGGGCGTTTTTTCGTTTTATAAACAATTAAAATCTATGCCTTTGCAATCAGTCCAATAATGTACTGCTTTTTCAACAAATTCTTCTTCAAGGTTGAAATATTCGGCAATCTCCCAATTTTCTGTCATGCCCATCTTGTAGCAATTCAGGATTTCGTTGACAGGGAGATACTTTTCGACAGATGCGGCAAATGCCCGATGCTCTGCCTGTTCTTTGACTTCAAATGGACTATAAGCGCGGTAAAAAGCACCGCTCATGTAATGCCCTGCTTCATGCGCCAGCACAGTGCGTTCCTGTGCGGCGGTCTTGCATTTGCTGCGATCAATGACAAGGAAATTGTCAAAGAACGCGATTGCGAAATTGTTTTTGAGTTTAACATCCACAACGTCTACGTTCAAAGCTTCCAGATCATCATACATACAGCAAACGGCTGTGTTCATGCATTACACACCTGATTTCTTTTTCTTGTTCCGCTCGGCCTTTGCGCGCATAGCGACCATAAGATCGTCAATATCATCGGGGGTAAGATCATCCTTTACATCCCCATAAAAGGCAATCAGTTCATCCTTGACAGCCTGATTCTCATTTTGAGAGTCAGGCTGTTTTTCTTTTGAATCGGCATTCCCTAAGAGGTAATCAACGGAAACACCGTAAAAAGCAGCAATTTCATTCACATAGCGCCGATAGGATTTGTTACGCCCATTCAGCCAGTTTGTGATGACGTTGGGGTGAATCCCAAGATGCTCCGCAAGTTCTTTCTTAGCACCGTGCCGCGGCCCGATGCACTCAATGATTCTTTCTAACAATATATCCATACTACACCGCCTGATTTTGTGCATAAAAGACAAAACCACACAAAACACGCAAAGTGCCGTTGACACCAAACAAAATGCGTGGTATAGTATAGCCATACCACACAAAACACACAACAAACAAAACTGCTTTGTGTGATATGGACAGGTGGTTTTGTGATTTGTTTGATTTGCACTATTATCATATCACAAAACCAAACAAAACACAACTATAAATCTATACAAAGAAAGGAGGACGTTCATGGGGGAACTGTATACCTGCAAGGATGTAGCAGAACGGTACGGTGTTCAGATCATTACCGTATGGGAGTGGATTCGTAAGAAGAAGCTCGGTGCAATCAAAATCGGAAAGGAGTACAGGGTCAGCGCTGAAGACATCAAAGCGTTTGAGCGCTCCCGGCGGACGATTTGATTTTGAAGATGCCACATCAACAAGTGAGGGAGGTGAATTTGGTGGACGAAATGGTTGATAGACTGCTTGACATTCTGGCTGATAAATTAACTGAGCGCCTGAGCGCAGGACACAAAGAACTGTACACTGCAAAAGAGCTTGCAGAGCGGTACGGGGTATCATGCGCCACGATTCGCAGCAAGATGGCTGCCGGAGAGTTTGGAGAACTCGTTAGTGTCGGCGAGAGAACGCGGCTTGTGCCGTGGGCAGGAGTGCAGGCTTACGAATCTACACACACAGGAATGAGCACAAAAAGGACTTCGGAAAAGCATAAGGCCGTTTCGCATGGCAATCCGGGTCCGATTTGACAAATAAAAAGGCACCGTCCCGTTGCAGCAGGACGATGCCGAAAGGTGCGATGCGCCGAACCGCTTCAAGGAAAGGCTGCATCATCGTTTTTTAGTGTAACTTATTTCCGGCTGGAAATCAAGTACAAGAGAAAGTTTGTAGCTATGACCCATGAGGAACAGATTTCTTTGTTTGAAGCACTTGCGCTGAATGGCGCATGGAGCAACGCGGCCTGTACCGGATACTGCCTGCTGGCTATGCAGAGAGCCGGGCTTGACGAAAAGACCATCGAAAAGGTGCTGCATGAACTGCACTGGGCATTCGATGACACCAGCGTTGAACAGGCCGAGAAGATCTATTGCGGCGGGGAGGAGTAAAGATGCAGGAATTGCTGATGTTCATGTACCACCTCACCCCCGATCAGGCGGCGGCTCGTGTCCCGTTGTTCCAGTTCTGGCTGACCGCTTTTGGGGCGGCGCTGCTGATCTGGTTGGATAGCAAGGGCGTGTTCGATGTTTTTGGAGCATGGCTCGGCCGTGTTCTCCGTGATACCGCGGTAGGTGACCTGATCCGCAAGTTTATGTGATTTCGGGCTTGTCCCGGTTGTTTTTCTGAAAGAAAAGGAGATTTCAATGAAGTACGGAAGAAGTTTGCAGGAGCTTGCGATTGAGCTTGACCGGCAGG